CAAACCATCGTGGCTCTATGATAGTTTCTCTGTTTATAAGGCTGTCTTTTAGCTGTAGGCACGGGTCTTTACGGCCTACAATTTTAGAAAACTTATAGTTCGTATTCTGGTCAAATAGTTTTTCCAGTGCGTTTGGTGTAAACGTACTACTTTTTTTCTTCACTACTAAAGTAGGGTCTACGCCGAGCAACTCGCGTATATAATCAGGTGCGTACCGTTTGGTGTTAGGATTTCTAACAAATACTTCTTTAGGCAAATCACCCTTATGGTTAAAGGTGCCGGGTACACGTAGTATCCGTGCAGCATCAAAAACTCTAGGGTCAGCATAAAATTTCTGCGTAACGCAGATGTCCTTCAGTCTATTTGCTATAGGTTGCCATTTTTCTGTAGGCACTTCTTCAGTAAAAGCCCAGTATACATGCAAACCATATCCTGAATTTACTATTACTGGTTCAGGTAAACCTATAGTTTTACTAAACTTTACAAGTGCTCTTTCGCCTTCTTTCCTATCAGCATAACCTTGCGGTAAACCCGTAGATACTTCTACCTTTTCTGCTTTGTCACCACCGCAATCTATATCTACCCAGATAGCTCCAAGTGACTCTACATTATCTACCCTTCTGTTTCCTTTTTCTTTAAGTTTACCTAACGCAAAATAAACATCTAAACCTTGCCCTGAAAAAGCATCTGCTATTTCGTGTGCTTCTTCTAAGCTATCAGTAAACCTTGGTACTGGTTTACCTTCCTTCATGCCGACCACACTATAAATGCCACCCTTTGGGACAACATGATCTAGCAGGTCATAATCAGTCATTTTTTCAATTCATCTATTAATTCTTGTATTAAAGGAGTTAGCATTTCTTTAGGTTCATGGGTTCCCATAAACCAGTTGTACACGGTTTGTCTGCTGACTCCCAACTGGGAAGCTACGTCAATAACAGGCACTTCGTATTTAATACATAACCTGCCTAACTTAACTCCCAGAAGAGAACCATCTGCTTGCTTGTTCAGACTACCGAGACGTGTCGTATAGCTGTAGCTCATTAGTCGTCATCACCCCAGTTTGCAATGATGTCTTCGATGTCATCCTCATCATCGTCGTCATCTTTTTTCTTTTTACGTTTGACGGGTTCCTTAACTTCTTCTTCCTCGTCGTCATCAAAAGGGTCTGCTTCGGGTTTTTCTTTTACTTCTTCCTCAACTGATTCAAAAGGATTCGATGATTCCTCATCTGCTGTAAAGCCATCCTCTTCATCAAAAGGTGAACGAGCTTTGTAAGGTATATATTCAAGCACCTGTACACCCCGCAACCTAAGAGATACACCTGTTGCCCCAGAAGCCTCTATCTTATAAGGTATAAAATCTACCGCTATATTTACTACACTACCTGTAGTGAGCATAAAGTCCGGGCCTAAAGTTTTGTTCTTTGCATCGAACTGTACAGGAGGGGACGTTGGAACGCCGTCATAAGATGCTTTACGAGTAGTTTTCCCTGTAAAAGTACCATCCTCTTGCTTCTTAAAATTAATTTCTAACTTCTTAGGCCAGCTTTTGTCACGCCCCGCTGCGTTGGTATACGCATCTTGCATTAACGCATGAAGTTCTTTTGCTTGTGCTTTATCCATTACAAAATCTAAATCGTAACTACTACCTTGCACAGTTGCATCACATGGAACGCTTTTACCGTTTGGCCCTGCTTTACGATCAAACTTATACGGTTGATCTAAGCGTGGGTAACGGGCTGTTACGTTCTTTATAATGTGAGATTGATTTGACATAAAAATTTCCTCTGTTTCTTTCGTTTGTTGTATATTCGCAAGCTCTTCCTCTATTAAAGGTCGAACTGGTTTAAAAAACATTTTGTAAAAGTCTCGGTGCTGTACAAAATATATTTCGGTTAGCACATTTCCAATATGTTCTTGGTTGCGCTCAAGATGGGTTATGTACTTATATAAACTCATCCTGTTATCTTCTTTTGAAAACAAACTCAAAGCACCTAGTCTGATTTCATAGAGACATTCCTCAGAAAGAAAAGCTACCTTAATCTTAGTAAAGAATTTACAAGCAGCTCTTCCTCCAGCACCTGCGTTCTTTATACTCTTACTACAGTCTAAACAACGGTGTGCTTGTTTGTTACTCTCCAAAACTGCTTCGTCTGGAAAGTCACAGTTAAAAGACCAACACTTTAATTCACTATCTGGTCCATAATAATTTCTTGATAAAACACCCTTATCTACAATCACTACTTCTATAGACTTTAAAGGCTCATAAGTATACGGATGCACAAAACATCCCTGTTGTGTTTGTATCCTTCTCACTTCTTAGGTGGCTTTCGTACAGAAACAATAAACTTTCTGTTAGTTTGAAGACCGGGGGGTGCAACATCAGGGTTAGCTTCTAGAAACTCTTTCATATTAGAGTTATGCACACGTTTCTCTAGTAGATGTAAAGCATTATTGTCTTTCAGAAAAACGTGCATTGATTCCCAATCGCTAGTCCAGAAACTAGTATGCACTCGACGTGTAACAGTTCCATTCGGTGTTCTTATACTATCTATATTTTCTTTCTCAAGAAACGTTTGTAGTTTCTGTTCAACCTTTTCCTGTTGAGATTTAATATCTTTTATTTCTTCTTCCTTTTCTTTTATCACTTCCCTCATCTTTATATAAATGTCGGCAAGTTGATCTGGTGTTTGCTTTTTCATCGCTCCTCCTATTAAGTCGGGACGACTAGTTTAGCAGGGGGTTTTACATTGTCAAGTATTGATTTCCCTTCTATACAAATCAATTATNTTGTGGTGATGTTTTATGTTGGACTGCAACATTTTATATAAACGTGTCTCTACTTCACTACCACGTATGTGTACAACCGTCATCGGACTATGTTGCCCCGGTCTATCTACTCTAGCATTTGCTTGTAGATATGTTTCTACACTTGTTACTGGGGCATACCAAACGACTGTATTAGCAGCGGTCAAAGTGAGTCCGTGAGACGCAGCTTGCGGTTGTATGATAAGCACTTCTACTTTATCAGTTTCTTGGAAGTCCTTAATAATTTCACTTCGTTTATTTACTGACACCTTTCCAGATATTATCTTGCAGTTTATTTTATTCTTAAGCAGGAAGTCGTTTAGGAGTTCTATAGTATGAGTAAAAGGTACAAACACCAGCACTTTGTTAGAAGACTCATCTATCGCTTCCTTTACTACTTTAAGTCTGTTGCTCACATCAAACTCAATGACTTGTTTATCATCCGAGTAGACTGCGCCTCCTGATATCTGAAGTAGCTTATTCAGGTTTGTAGCTGCATTTACAGAGGTAACTTGTTCCCCATCCGCTTCCATCATCATGCGTTCTTTGAGTAATTTATAGTAAGCGGCTTGTTGCTTAGTCAAAGGGGCTTCACGTTCTACATACGTGAGGGGAGGTAAGTCTAGGCATTGGTCTTTTTCAAATCTTATGGCAGGTTGCAAGACTTCGTGTACAGTCTTGTCTGCCGTTCTTTTGGGCTTCCATATAAACTGAGAAGCCTTGTACATTACTTGATCTCTAAACTGTCCAAAATATTTAGGTGCTTTCTTTGGGTTTACTAACTTTGCTAAACCAAACGCATCGACAGGTGATTGTGCTGCTGGAGTACCTGTAAGCATCCAAAGCCACGGGACATCTGCAACTATATCGCGTAAGGTTTTCCATCGGTTGGTCTGTGCGTTTTTGTAAGCGTTAGCCTCATCGACTACCACCATGTCAAAGCCACCTTTCATTATTTCGTCTTTGATTACTGCAACACCATCAAAGTTAATAATGACAAACTCAGCACCCGCCTCTATTATTTTTCTTCTTCTTGCAGAAGTTCCATGAGCAACAGAGCAAGTACGGTGCATAGCAAATTTAAACAAGTCTTCTTGCCATGCAGACTTCATAATGGACAGAGGACATATAACTAATATGCGGCTCACTTGCCCTGCGTTTATTAAATAGTCTGCTGCCCATATTACAGAAGCTGTTTTACCTGTGCCTTGTTCATTAAAACAAAACGCTTTTTTGTTTAGCGTCAGAAAAGAAGATGTCTCTTTCTGATGGGCAAAGGGTTTGTACCTACCGTTAAACTCATAGTCCCTAAACATAGGAGAGTTAATCTGTTTTACTTTAAGGTCAGCAAGTACTTGAGCTTCTTCTAAACCCCCAAGGGATTACAATTTTGTAAACGCCTTCGTCCTCTGCAAGTATCTTATAGTTCTTTACTTTCTCGGTAATGAGATGAGGCCGTCTGGTTTTGAGTACAACTGCTCTATCGTTAACTATTTTCACTTTTTCTTACGCTCGCGTTTACTAGTCTCAGACACTAGCTTTCCTTTAGAGTTCCTTTTAAATGAACGATTCTTTGCGGCTGACTCTACTTTAGTATTACCTGAGTTCTTACCACCCTTTGATATAGCTTTCTTATGGGCTACATCATTACCATCGCCTTTTGCTACCTTCCCTTTGCGTGCAGCCTTGCGTCTGGCTGCGTTACGTTTAGCACGATTCTTTTTCTGCTCTTCCGTGCCTTGGTAGTTTTCATATTCTCTTTTGTAATTACGTTTTTTCGTTGGCATCTTTGCCTCCTATGTCTAGGTCTACAAAATTCTTTATGGGAATATAGATGCACTCTTCCATATCTTGTGCATCGCCTCTATCAGTTCTACCTCCAATGTTGATCTGATATTCTTCTTCAAGTTTAACTATTCTAGTTTTGTCGGTATACCTAACAAGTAACAAAGCGTCTACTTTTAACGCATCTGCTAGAGAGAGCATCTTTCTGTATTTAGCTGCGCTTAACATATATGTAGAATAGGTATCGTGTTTATTGGTTCTTACCTTTAACTCTACTAACGCTTTTAATTTTCCTTTCTTAGTGCAAATTAGTCTATCTATTCTGCTTAACTTAGGCGTAGTTATACATACGCAATTTAATTTTTTAGCAAGCCTTTGGAAGATAAGCTGTTCCTTATTTCTATCTTCATCTTTTTCATATATAGGTCGCACTCTTACTCCTTAATGTGTTACATGCTCATCAACGGCTGCTACTACAGCAGTGCCACGTTCGTTAGCAATCTCCAAAGTCGTCCTGTTGTTAGCCATATAAAGTTCATCTGCTATGGGCCACGACCTGCCCATTACAGTGCACAAATCAAAGTGTAAGTTTGGATAAGTTTCCTTCCAACGCCCGAAGGCATCTTGGGCTAACGCTTTGTCTGCGTAATGCCCATCTACAAATGTTGTATCTCCAACGTCCACTAGTATTGCGTAGTAATTCATCATTACCTCCTGTTATGTTCACAGCTAGTAACGGGGCAAAATTTACATAGCCCACTTTCAACTGCGTTCCATACATCTTCTTTAGCAGCCACTTCAATTCTTTCTAGTAACTCATCGAACACATTTATGTACGATTTATACATATCGGCTGTGTGTTCTTTAGATATAAACTTATTACATACTACAAAAGACAGAGCAGACTTTATCTTTTTTACTTCAGGAAAGTTTATGAAGACTGCTCCTGCAAGTAAGTCTAGCTGTTTAGTATCCGCATAGTTCGCACTTTTGCCTGTCTTATAATCTATAAGGTACGCTTTATCCTCGTTTAGTATCAGTAAGTCAGCTATACCTCTATACCAAACATCTTTTGCAAAAAACTTAGTGGGTTCGTATGCGTCATCATACTTAGCTACCCCAAGTCTAATCTCACAATGTTTGTCTCCCTCAATGTTATTAAAAGCATCAAGAGTGCGCTGCATGAAGTCATATTTTTTTGGTAAATCCTTTCCATCTTTTATATATTCTTCAGCAGCCGTATGCACTAACGTACCATACCTTGTGGCAACGCTACCTGTATCTTTCACATCTTTCTTAACATACAGATGATAATATTTCTTAGGGCACTGCTTAAAAGAATTAACCCTACTGTAACTCCAAGCTGTCATAGCAACCCAGCTTTAATCAACTCTTGTCGGTTCTTTTCGTGAGCTGCTTTAATTTCTTTTTTATTCTGCCCATGATACTCAACTGCGAGTTTGTTCTTAATAAGTAGTTTTGTAATAAGTCCCTTTCGCGTTTTAATCTCGCCCAACCATCTTCCAAATTTTCCTTTCTCTTTTGTTCGGAGGATNTATNTCTCCCCGACTTGGCAATGCTCTTGGACGAATTTCTTTGCGAGTAGCCCATGTGCCTTCTCCTGTTTATTTCGGGTACGGCTCTCTGGGGCATCA